TGCATGTACTGTGCTAGAAATATTATCTTTAATATTAGTAAATTTGATTGCTTCATCAGCAGTTGCTGACATTGGAGTTGAAAGACGCTTAATTTGATCCCACTCTTCTAAAAGTTTATCTGTATTACCCAATGGACGCATCTTCCATACCTGCTGTACGTAGACGAGTCACATGTCCAAGCATGAAGTTTTTGCTTTCTAGTCCTTTCATAATACCTAACCACTTGTTACGTAATAGTGCTACTTCATTGATGATAGTCTCAAAGTCAATAACTTCATCTTCACCGTCTACGTATTTTTCTGCGTCACGACTAGTTAAAGCACGAGCGTATCCTTCTAGATATTTTTGGAAGTGTTTCTTGCGTATTTTTCTTAATTGAATATTTAGATAGTTGAGAACCGCTTCGATCTCTTGCAACTGATTAAAGCGTCGTTCTGTAATTCCGGGCAGGCCAGCAAGATTTTTTTCTATGTTGCCATAGACCCCAACTTCTCGTCGTGCGTCTTCTAATTCTACTTCATAATGTTGTATGAAGTCGGGGATACTACCTAAACTTGCAACTACACGACTATACCACATTAATAATCATCACTATTATCTTCAGTGTCAATAGCTTCATCTTCTTCATCTTCACCTAGATATTCTTTAACAGCTCGACCTAAATAAGCATCAGTACCACCAAAGGCCTTAAGATCACTTTCAGTAATGTTATGATCGGCTACTACACTAATCACATGGTCTGCGGCGGCCTGGCGATCTTTCTGTGCTATGTACTCTTTGGTGGTTAACCAAATATCACCTAAAATATCAACTTCAAAGCTCATTCTGCTGTCTCCTCTTCTGTTTCTTCAACTACCTTTGATTCAGTACTTAGCAAGTTAACATTAGAACTAAGTTCTTTCATCACTTTATCTAAGCAACCATCTTCATTACGTTCCCACGCTTTGCGGAATTGTTTAATAGTTGTTTTATCAGCAAAAGTATAAACCAAACTATTGCCTTCTTTAGCCAACAAGCTCTTAGCTTCCAGCATGTCTGTTAAGCCGCTGTATGGACTCATACCTGTTTCATATGGAATCTCAACTTGGACTGACTCAAACGGTTTAGCATAACGTGTTTTCATAATCTTACAAGCTGCACGGATACCGTTAACAGTTGTGGTCTTATTACCATCAGCGTCTGTTTTAAGTTTAAGTTTACGCATAGCTACTACGATACTAGACGCATAGATAAAGCCTTGACCGCCACTAATCTTATCATCTGGGTCAAACATGTCTTGGCTTGCGTAGGTATGGTTAGTACAAACTAATCCAAGATTCAATGTACCAAACATGTTCACGCAGTTACGGACCAGTGCTGTTAGTGCTTTAGGTTTACGACCCATGTCACCTTTCATTTCACCTGCTTCAAACTGGTTAACGTCTGTTGGAGTTAACATCATGCCTAAGCTGTCTAATACAAACAGGACTTTTGGACGATCCTCTTCAGGTAGTGTGCGATACTCTTTAACAAAGTCACTGATAACTTTGGCTACATCATCGATCATAGCCATGTTAAGTTTTAGTAATTTGTCTTCAGTAGTATCTACACCAAGTGCGTGCAACCATGCTTCATCAAGTGCGTTTTCTGTATCAATCAAGATAACATAAATGCCTTGCTCTTGTGCGTGACGCACAATGTTACCTGAACAGATAAATGATTTGCCTGCGCCGGATTCTCCTGCAAATACAGTTACTTTACCCATTGGAATTCCTCTTTCAAAATTTCCAGATAGTAAGTAGTTTAATGTGTAGTTGCCTGTTGAAATCCAATCAGTTGGATCGTTAAAGCCAATACCTAATCCATCAATGCTTTTGGTAATATTTTTTCTAAATTTACTAATATCAAACGGTTTTGCCATAATTAATGCCTCTCTAATAAATTATATAATTTTGTGGATTTATTAAGTATAAATTCACTTGTTTTGTATGTCAACATCTTTAAAATAAACTTTGTTATAATCTGTACCTCGTAATACATCCTGCTTTTTGATAGATCTGACCAGATCATCATCATTATTGGTTTTGGTAGCCAATATCTTTAGTAGATCCTTTGCCAATTTTGAATTGCTGGATTTTAATTGCTCCACTGCTGTTAAGGTAAATTTGTTTTTATATCTAATGTGCAGAGCGCCTGGAAATTCGATTAGTCCATAAGAATACGGTATATCATGCGAGTTCGCATACTCTAACATATTATCCAAATCCCCCACAGTATAAGCACTGATACTAGACCAAAATTGTAATTTAAAGTTGCTGTATTGTTCACGTAACTGTTTGTATTTTTTAATATTATTGTTAAACGTAGACCATTTAATAGGCCATCTAGTATATTCAAATATTTTTTTAGTGCCATCAAAACTTACAGTTATAATCACAGTGATATTATTTTTTAATAACTGTTCTATGTTCAGATATTTACTGGCATTTGTGTTTATGCGTACAATTTTAATATTTGGTGGTAGGTTTTCTAACAGTTGTCGATAATTTTTACTATAACTGGGCTCGCCACCGTTAATATCTAACTCAACTATTCTATCCTTGGGTAAACTATTAAACAAAAGAACATTATTAATTTTTATGTAATTTTTACCTGATTCCAGTGTGCCAATTTTAGTACTTAACTCAGCAGAACAAAACTGACAGGCACTGTTACAGACATTGTCTAACACTCCACCAATTATCAAATAATCTTTTTTTATTTTTTTTAAAACTTTATCTCGTTCAATACTATCCAATCTAATACTGGTATTAGATAGTTGTTCAGTGGTTTGGCATCGTCGACACTCTTGTGGCCATTCATCTCTATCCATCTGTAACTGAATATTATTTGACCAAGCACTGGATTCTAATTCTTCAAACGAACCAAATCCTGGAGCCATGACCATATGCCCACACCGACTGACAGTGGCATCAGGATTAATTCTTGCAAAATGTTTGAGTCTAGGGCAGTGCATTTATGATATTTTTTGCCTTGTCAAAAATTGTAGTGTACATGGTCGGTGCTTGTAAGCGTATTTTATTAGTTAATTCTGAAAATGTTAAAGTCTGTCCAATCGACGAAACCAACACACTGTCTAATTCTATATATCCTTTAATCACCGGATCATTTTGAATTTCTTCTACTGTAAATACCTTTTCTGTAATCAAAGGTGCTTGTTCTTCTGCTAATATTAATCTAATGTCCTGACTATCTTTAAAAGTTAATTTGAGATTTTCATCACTGAATCTAGCTAGATTAATCAGCCAATAAATTTGTGGGCTAAAGTGTCTATTTAAAAATAAAAAATTCTTTACAAAGAATTTCACTGTGGTTTTATCTAATTCTAGATTATCTCTCATAACAAATTCAACAACAGTATTGGCACCCGATACAAATCTTGTTAATGGGTCTCTTACAAACACTTCTACTTCAGAAATATTTTTAATTTGATTATTTAATAATACTTTACATCGATTACGTTGAGCATATTCTCTAAGAGCAGTACTGCCATTTTTAAAAATAGGATATACAAATCTATTATCAGCAACTTCGATCACTGCACAATTTTCAGGAAATAAATTACTATCTATAGGGTTAAACATCTGATAATGCCTTATATAAATTACCAAACACCTGACTACTGTCTACTCCCCGCCTCTTATTGATAGAATCAATATGTGCTAATGACTGTTTAAGATCTCCATCAAATGGAGTGTTGATATAATTTAACATGTTACTATAACTTTCTTCTAATAGAAATCCTGGCTTAGCAGAAATACGTTCTGTTAAAATTTGTCTTGCTGTATTTAATAATTTATCTGGCAGATTACGCACATCCAATGCTTTTGGATCAACTATTGGACCTATAATAAAACTATTATTATGAAACCCTTGTTGTTTTAAATAATCTACACAGTCAAATATAGTTAGATAGTTCAACACAAACCACAGCATGTTAAAAGATATTTTATGGCCTAGTGTGTTAATTTTGTTTAGATTCTCTATAAAATCGACCCAGCGGCCGCCGTATCTAACATATTCAAATTGATCTTCTATAGTATCTACACTTACAGTCCAGTGTACATTTTTAAACTCACACACAAGGTCAAAAACACGTGTTTGAGTTTTACTTAGATTTGTATTAACTCTTAACTGCACATCGGGATTTACCTTTAATAGATGTTTTAAAAATTGTTCGTTTTCTTTCATCAGTAAAGGTTCGCCGCCTGCTAGATATACATTTTTCAATTGATGCGCATGAGCTAATACATATTCACGTAATTCATCTGTGCGTTGTTGATTGGGTGTATTATCATATATGTTTAGTTCTTTTGCCCAGGTACTGCTGTCTCTAGGGCCGCAGTAAACACAAGCAAAGTTGCAACTGTTTGTCCACCGTATATCTGTATGATATAAATTAAAATTAGCTGTTGAATATGTATCCATGGGTACCGATTTTAATTCTTTAAGATAGTACACTCTACTACTGATAACATCAAAACTATTTTTGTTAGCTTCTAAATCATAACAGGCATTACAACTGGCGTGCATTTTGCCTGCCAGCATGCTTGTTTTTATTTCTGTGTTTTTGTTTCCATTGACAATGTCATGAATACTGTTGGTTTTTAAATCGCCAATATTTTCACGTGCTACTACACAGTTACGTACTAGACCGTTTGTATGCACGTACATACCAGTAAACGGCAGTGGACAAAATGCTTTATTGGTTATATAATCTTTTTTATCCATGACGTCCTGATAGACTTATTTCATATATTTCTAAATTAGGTTTAACTAATTCTATAATTTCAATTAATTTATTAGCCCACTCATCAACATCACATTGTGGATAAGGACTATCCTTGATACTAGTAGCCACATTGCCTGGTTTAACTAATAACATCTGTGGCCATATGTCTGTGAATACCAATTGTCTTACTGCCTGTTCTAGGGCTTGTTTTTGATTATAGTATTCTTTAATATCTTCTCCTGGCAACGTTGGTGTAGGACTAATGGTCATCATAGTACTGATAATCATAATTTTTTTGTTTGCTGTGCCTTTCCATCGACGATGCATTTCATACAGTAGTTCTGTCTGTGCATACCCTTCTTGTGCGTTATTTACAAATAAATCGCAGGAGTCTATTAGGTCTGCTATTTTTAATGTATGTCTAATATCGTGGCCATTGCGTTTACTTAAACCAACTATTTCATGACCTTGACCAACATAAATTTTAGCTAGGGCTTGACCAATTCCTGATGTGTGGCCAGTTATAGCTATTTTCATTTTAGTAAATCCACAGGTTGATTATGAAATGTAAAACTAGCCACTATTCTTGGAAATTCAGTCGCAGTTAAATTGATAACTTCGTGTGGTATTAAACTATGAAACACTATAGGTTTGTCTAGATCTTTAATTTCTGCCGCTAGTTTCAATTCAGACTTTGGTATAGTACCTAGTGCGGGTATCTCATCACCAAATTCATTTGTAAATTTTGGACAATTTTCTAAAACAGCATCATCAACAGTATACCAACGATTAACCCAGCCCTGAGTTTTATCTATGGGGAAATTAATTTTTGCTATAACGGGCAGTTGATCAACATGCAAAGGCAAATCTTCATACAAAACCGTTACTGCGGCATCACGTACAACCAAATGATTTTTCATAAAAAATCTCTGTAGTTCTGGAACGTGTTGTAGCAAAGGCCTGGTATCCAAGAACTGCCAATTTTTTAATTTTTTAGGAAATATATCTGTTCGATTCGTGAGAAATTCTAAGACTTTGGATTGTATAATATCCAAATCATCACATTGCAATTCAATAAATGGACGTAGATTATTATTCATAATAATAGACAGCATGCGAGAAGAACTCGCATGCTACTATCTTACTTATTACGCAGTTTTTTGACGATTGCGGATCATCGCTAGGATGTCTTCAGCCCTAGCTGTGCCACCTGCTGGAGGTGTTGCAACTGGTGCTGTAGGAGCTGCTGGTGCAGCCTCTGCAACTGATGCTGGCGTATCTGATACACTGACATCTTCATGCACTGTTGGTTCTGCAACTGTCGCTGCTGGTGCTGGAGCATTAGCCGTTACAACCGTAACACCTCTTGGTTTGTAATAGTTGCCCCAACGTTCTGCGTCGTATGCTTGACCGTCTACTGATGCTTCGAACATTTCTTTAATAACTTTCAATTCAACTTCGCTTGGTTTCTTAGGAAGGAATTCTGATAAGTTATATAAACCAAATTGCTCAACTGCAGCCGTTTCTTCTGCTGTTAGTGCAGATTCTTTGCGTGACCATTTACTAGTACTGTAGTCAGCATAACCACCTTTTGATGTTTTAGTAACAGTAAAGTCTAACCCACCTAGATAGTCTGTTGGTAAGTTTTCTAACTCTGGATCAAGTAATGCTGATTTGATCAAGTTAAAAATCTGTGGACTGATGATAAATCTGCGAATTGGATTTTCTGGTGATTTGTCATCTGTAATAGGATTTTCACGAACAAAGCCTTGGAACAAGTATGATTTCTTTTTCCAATACTTACGACCCATTTCTTCTAATGCTGGATCTTTAAACCATGTGCGCACTTCTGCTAATACAGGACATGCTTCGCCATACATTTCCACGCATGGTACTTGTACTGTGACTGGTTTACTATCTGCTTGGCCTTTAACGCCAGCAAATGATAAATTAATCATTAAACGTTCTTCCCAAAAGAAGTCGTTTTTTGGATTTGCGTTTGGTAAAAATCTAATTCTTGCGTTGGAACCTTCTGCAATGTTCCAATGTGCGTAGATGGCGTTATCGCCTTGTGATTGACCCCCGCCTTGTGAACGAGTTTCTTGTGCTTGTAATTTTGCACGGATTTCTGCTAAACTTGTTGCCATGATGTTATTTCCTTTTTAATTTAAGTTGGTCTTTATATGCCTAAACGTGT